TGGTTTATCATTCCTTTATGTATAGGAATTGTATTTACAACAACCGTGAACGCAAGGTTTTCTTGTGGACATGGAATGAAAATGGGGAGCGTGTGAAAGAAGAACACGACTTCAAACCATATATTCTACTGGAAGATAAAGCGGGTAAAGAGAAATCTATCTATGGAACTCCTCTTAAAAAGAAAGAATTCGCTTCTTCGTATGACAGAAATAATTTCGTAAAAGATAGTAATATCAAGCGAATCTATGAAAATCTCCCCCCATACCAACAATTCTTGATTGATAATTATTGGTCGGTTTGTGAGGATGACAATTTCTCTCAATATCCGTTAAAGGTTGCTTATCTAGACATCGAATGTCCTCATCCTGATAAGTTTCCAGAACCAGAGTCAGCGGAAGCAGTGGTAAATTTGATCACTGTATTCGATTCATTTTCTAAAATGTATCATGTTTTCGGTTTGAAGAATTATCACACGACAAGAGATGACGTAAGATATTATTTTTGTAAATCAGAAGAAGATTTGCTCAAATCATTCATCAAATTCTTTAGAAAAGAGGAATTTGATGTGATTAGTGGATGGAACATAGCAGGATTCGATATCCCCTACCTGATCAACAGAATCACATTTGAATTGGGAGAAGAATGGGCAAAGAAATTGTCGCCAATTGAAAGGATTTATGAAAAGACGAATCCGAATGGTAAATTTGGAATGCCTACCAAAGAGTATGTGATCGAAGGAATTTCTATTTTGGATTATTATGTGATGTATATGAAATTCAGCTTAGAGAAGCAAGAATCATACAAGTTGGATAATATTGGAGAAATTGAATTAGGTATCAACAAAATTCAACACGAAGGTAATCTATGGGAATTGGCTAAAAAAGATTGGTATAAATATACTGACTACAACATTCGCGATGTGGAAATTTGTGTTAAATTGGACGAGAAAAAGGGATATATCAATCTTCTTCGATTCCTTGCATACACAGGATTATGTGATTTAGAAAATGCCATCAAAACCGTTCCACCGATGAACGGTGCTATTGCTATTCGTGCGCGTATGCGCGATGAGTATATTCCAACTTTCATTCGCCCTGTCACTGATTATAAAGCACCTGGAGGTTATGTGTCAGAACCAAAAGTGGGGTTTGCTGAAAATATCGTGTCATTCGATGCCAACTCGCTGTATCCATCAGTCATGATTTCTCTAAATCTCTCCCCTGAGACAAAAATAGGTAGAGTTGAGAAGGATGGGGACAAAGTGAAAATCCATCATGTATCAGGTAGGTTGTTTGAGATGACTCCTGAGAACTTCAAGAAATTCATTGATGAGGAACAAGCTGCATTAACCAAGGCTGGATTTCTATTCTCTCAAAAGAAAAGAGGTTTGGTGCCTGAATTCCTAGACAATCTTTATACCAAGAGGAAGGAGATGAAGAGTAAGATGATGGAATGCCGAAAAAATGGAGATAAAGCGGGAGAGCAGAAATTTGATAGTATTCAATACGCTTACAAAATTCACCTCAATTCCCTGTATGGATATATGCTCAATAAATACGCTCCCCTTGGAGATGAGGATATCGGAACATCGGTGACATTGACAGGACAAGCAGTTATTAAAAAGAGTAATGATTTGTTTCAGGATTATGTGAGAGAGAACTTACCAGATGTATCGGAATCTTTATTGCAAGCGAGTTGCATTTACGGGGATACGGATTCCTTCATGGTTTCTCTGAAAATGTTTGGATATGATGCTGGTTCTGATGAATTTTATACATTGTGCGAAGATATTGAGGATTATATCAACAATAGCATGACAGAATGGGCAAGAAAAGCTCTGAGAAGCACTGATCCGCGATTCGTATTCAAACGAGAAACCATTTGTGATAGCGGAATTTTCATCGGTAAGAAATATTATGTCCTGCATGTTCTGGATGATGAGGGAACAAAGGTGGATAAGTTTAAATATCGGGGAGTTGATGTAGTGAAGACTACCATGCCTAAAAAGGTCAAACCATATGTTAAGAAAGTCATTGAACACATGATCATGACTCAATCCTTGAAGGAAACTAATGATCTGTTCAATGAAGCATACGAAGAATTTAAGAAATTGCCTATCGCAGATATTGCAAAGATCTCTGGTATGAACAATTATTCAGAATATTCAGCTAGATGTAATGGAATGAATACCGTGAAAGGGATGCCGAGTCATCTAAAAGCCGCTTATTTCCATGATCTAATTGTCGGACAGAACGAATGGTCTTCCAAATATGATAAATTTAAAACAGGAGATAAAGTTCGTATGGTATATGTCAAGAAACCCAATAAATATAATTTGGACATGATCGGTTTCAAAGGAGATTGGCTCGAAGAATTTAATAATATTTTCGTGGTTGATTACGAGAAAATGTTTAGCAAGATATTCCATGCCGCAATCGAGAGATTCTATGAAGCAGTCGGATGGAAACTAAGAAAACCATCAGAAAATCTTACAGTGGAATTGGAAGATTTGTTTGGATTGTAATATCTACTAAATAATAATATGCAATTTACGATTTTATTTGAAAAACTTTTAAACGAACTTGTTGATACTCTTTTTCCAACCTTTGTAACAAAAAGAGCAGAAGGAGCGAAAAAAATAGAAGAATCCGCAAGGAAAAAAGGTTCTTTTGCTATCTTAACTGCTTACCACTTTGCTGGTAAGGTGAAACCATATGCTGATGCTTTGCGAAAAGCTAAGAAAGATGATAAAGAATCCCATTTCAAAGCAAAATATAAAGAAGCTTATGCTAAACTTAAAAATTTGGATTCTCTTTCACAAAAAGAATTTCAAATGATCACAGGAACTCTTGAAGCATATGGTGAAGTCTACATTCAAGCAAAACATCCAAAAGATTATTCGAAATAATACTTGCATTCCCCTGTAACTAGGGTATATATTCTTATCAGGCACAACACCCTGATTTTACACAAACATATGAACACAAGCAAAAACGCATACGAGATAAGGCTCGATATATTGAGCATAGCACATGGTGATTTAATGACAGTTTTCCACGAGAAGCTGCATAACGCCAAAAAGAGAATGGTCGGCAACCAAGACGATAGTTGGGTAGAAGATAAAATTGATGACAAAGTTATCAGTGATTTGCTTCCAACTTCAGAAGAAATCATTAAACGAGCTAAAGAATTATACGCATTTGTAGAGAATGCATAAAGATGGCTGATAGGTCGCTCCTATCTGATCTGGAATAAGCAGGAGAAAGTCCAGCGAGAATGTATATAAACCCTGCACAAATTTATTAATTATGACAATACAAGAAGCATATGTGAAGGGGTTGAATGATTCAGAGAATCGAATTATTGAAAATTTCATCAATTTATTGAATGATAATGAATATAATGTAGAATTTCCAAACCCAAAGTTGGAAATCGTTCGTAAAGTAATCAAAGAGCGATCTGATTATTTCTTTAAGATGGCAGAAGGGAAACATGGAGTAGCATTAGGATTCCAGAAAAAATTACAAAACAACAAATTAGAACTTGAAAAAGCAAAATAATCTATTAAAATAACACAGTATATGAAAACAAACAAACACGTAGCAATCATTGACCAAATCGGACGTAATATCATCGGTAAACTTGTAGATGAAACGGAAACCACACTGACACTTAACAATCCAGTCATTCTATTCGTTCAACCAGAACAAACAGGACAGATTCAAGTTCAGAGCTTCCCAGTATTCTTCTTTGAGTTTATTAACAAAGAATTTCGTGATCAAAATAATTGGACATTTAATAAGACTAATATCGTAACAAGCGATGTGGTTTTGGATGACAGAATTTTGCTTCAATATGAGAAGATTAATACTCCTCCTGTTGAACAAAATGCTCCGACATCTTCACCTAAAGTTATTTCGATTGACGATCTATAATATGTCACCAGAACAATTTACATTTTGGTTAAATGGGTTTTTTGAAATCTCTGATACCAATAATTTGAGTGAGAAACAAGTTCAGATCATTCGTGATCATTTGAATTTGGTTTTCAACAAAGTAACACCTAAAAGTAGCAAAACATCGAATTATTCAGAATTCTTTGATTCGATAATGAAACCCTCAAATTCAAAACCTGATATATATTGTTAATATGATTGAAAAATTAGATAAAGATATTTTAGCGTCTTTGAACGCTTTGGACGATGTAGTTCCATACTCAGCATATCTGAGTGATTCCACTCTTTCCAGTGTAAATGACTGGATTGATACGGGGAGTATGGTTCTCAATGCTCTGATTTCTGGCTCATTGTATGGTGGTATTCCAAGTGGACGCATCACGCAATTGGCAGGACCATCAGGTGCATTTAAAACGGGACTTGTAATGCAAATTCTGGCAAATGCACAGAAGAAAGGTATGATTCCTGTCATCTTCGATACTGAGGGTGCAATTGATCCCGAATCTGCTGCTAAATTTGGTTTGGATATTACCAAAGTCAAATATGTTGGGTGTGAATCTGTGGAGCAAACCAGAAATGCAATCTACAAATTCCTGAAGAATGTTCGAGAGAGAAAACAATTTGGCAAATTTATTATTGCTATTGATTCTCTTGCGAATTTGAACTCAGAAATTGAATTGTCTCGTATGGACAAGGATTCCATGTCTGCTGATATGGGAACATTTGCAAAATCTGTTAAGAGTTTGTTGAAGACATGCACAAACATGTCAACTCTCACTAAGACTCCTATTCTGATTACTAACCATGTCTATGACGATCCAAGTGCAATGTATCCATCTTTGGAGAAGAATATGCCAGGTGGTAAAGCAGCGGTGTATCTCCCCTCTGTTACAGTGCAACTTGCTAGAAAATTGGTAAAAGATGCTGATAACAAACAAGTAACTGATAAATTGGCTGCATCACAGAAGAATTATTCAGGTGTTGTTATCCGTGCTTTGACAGTTAAGAATCGCTTTATCAAGCAA